TGTAGAGCTTGCAAAGCGGTACGAAAGCGAATCAAAGCAAATTAAAAATGACATGTATCGTATTGCTTGGTATATGCGTGGAAGTTTAACTTATGATGATATATTCTACAAGATAAGTGCCGAAGACAAAGAAATACTAAACGGAATCATTAAAGAAAATATAGATTTAACAACTAAAACTAAGATGCCTTTGATTTAATTGCTTTCTTAACTTTTATTAATTCTTGCTTGCCTCTTGGATCTTTTACAATATCAGCAAACGCCGCTTTCATCTCAGCAGCAGCATTTGATTTAAGACTTTCTAATAATGCATTAGAATCTTCGTCAATTGATTCTTCAACACCGCAATCACGTTCTATTAAGTAAACTATAGCATTTGCAATATATGTTTGTAAAAACTGCTGTGTACTATCAAGTTTTAAAAGTTTCTCAATACCCCAACTAATAACCCATGTTGAACCGACTGCAATAGCAGCAACAAACCATCCTGCACCAGGGACTGCCATCAATGGCGTAATAAGCAATTTTACAATTCTAAGGCCATATGTGCCAGCAGTAATAGTTCCAAGAAAATTACCAACGGTTAATCCAATATCTTTACCTAAGTTTCGTCTTGCCTGAAGAACTATTGTTGCATTTCTGTCACAGTTATTATCTGTTAGTGCTGTTCTATATTGATGAATTCGGTTATGTGTTGTTACTGCACCTAATCCTAACTGAAATAATCCTAATAACCACAGACTTGCTTTACCAGCACGTTTGAACATTCTAAGATTTTTTTTCCTTATTTCATCCTTAGATAGTTTATTTTGGGCAGGCTTATTTCTGTTATTTCTGTTGTTACTATCGTCAGTACTCTGTGCAGGAGTACGTCTTGCTCGTTCTTGATCTCTATATTCTTCTGCAGAACCTTCATCTGGAAAAGTTCTTAATGTTCTGTTGTTGTCAGTATCAATTACATTAAACCCAGCAGGCTTACCATCAGCACCCAATGTAGCAGATGGTGTTATCTCAACACCTTCAAATATTTCATAGACCTTCATGATTTATCCTTAATAGTATGTTATGTATATTTATGTATTAACTTCGTTAATACAAGTTTTCGTTAACACTCAAACTAAACACTTCGTTTATGTATGATAGAAATAAATGAATATAAAGATATAAATGCATTATTACGAATGTAATAATGTTTAAGTTTCATGTAGATTGTTTCAGTCAGACGGAACCTGTTACGGTCCCATCTAATCTCAAAATGCGCTTCATGTGAGTCTGCACCAGCCGAGACATTGGAAGTAGGTAATTGTTTATACACAAAGTACAATGGGCTCTGACCTTTCCCAACCTACATCGACATTATGTTGCTTATAATATACATTAAACTAGTTAATGTACAGTTTAAGTAACACTATTCCCCCGCCTCGTTCCTATTGCTAAAGGGTTTTTATGTACTGTGTTTGTGTTCTTCGACTGCCAACATGCAATCTATATCAACTAGTGAGCCCAATTTGTTTGGTGGCTTCCACACTCTGGTGTGTCAATCAATATGTACGTGTGCTTCTATACGAGAGCTTTTTCCACAGCGGTATTTCTAATCTGGCCCGCCAACCTTAGGTGTTGGAATGTTTTGCCTGGATGTGATGTTCTAGCAATGCCTGTTTGAGTTTTTCTGATCCGCCTACTCTAACATTAATAATACCGTTATAGTATTCATCTGTTTCAAGTACACGCCTATCAAATTGTTCTCTTGCCTCTATGTAAGACATTTCGCCTCTGCCTTTGCAAAGATAAAGTATCTCTCTTGTAAAGTGTTCTTCGCCTAGTGCAGCTACATCTGCGTTTAATCTGTCAGAACTACCATAGTAAGTCTTCCAGTCGCTTTCTTTGTAGCCTCGTCTTTTGTTTTTCTTGCCTTTTAGAGGTGGCTTAGTGGTTTTAAATTTTGCTAGTTTCTTGCCTACGTATTTTTGGCCTGTAGTGGTGTTGGTAATAAGATAAACAAAGCCTTCATACTCGTCTGGTATTGTGTCAATTGTTTCACCTCGGTAAGTCCACTGCATCAGTTACTTACCGGTGCCTAGATTGTTATTTGCCTTTTCTGGTTTTTCTATGTGTGTTATGATGAACGTGTATTTGTTCTGCACGAATCTTTGCTAATGCACGTATTTCACGTAAACATTTCCTTACTGCGCGATGTGTTCTTACACTATTTTTAGCTACAAATTTTTCGTTTGCTTTAAAATAATTAAGATATGCATTTACAAGAGAATCATGTATATCGTTAGACATTAATCCATTACCTCAATGTCATTTTCGTAACTTGTAAATCCGTTTTCTTTGATAACCTTCATTACAAAATTAACTCTTCCAATTAATTCATCTTTGTGTGAGATAAGATAGATATTTTTATCACGCTCTCTACCAATCTTTTTAAGAACACTTAGAGCATTTTCTACTCCTGCTGTGTCCATGCCACTGTCGATAAGTTCGTCAATGAATAATAGATTAACATTTTGATATAGGCTTTCCCAAACATCACGGAATGCAAAACTCATACCAAGTATAAGTCTGTTGCGTTCGCCACGTGACAAGTTGTCAAAGTCTAAGTCTTGTCCTAGCTGTGTAATTTCAACAGCAAGATCGTTTTGGAATACAACTTGATGCGGCAATCCTAGTTTGTCAAGATAGTATGTAAGCCTGTTATTTAGATATGTAAGATTTTGTTCAATGATCTTTTTACGAATAAAACTATCTTTATTTGTTAATAATTTTAATAGGAACTCTTGATGTTCTTTATAAGATGTTAGTTCATTTACTGATACCCAATTAATTTCTTGTAGTGCAGTATTAGTTAACTCATCTACTTGAGTTTGATACGGATCAACATCAGATTGTTTTAAGTCAAGAGCTTGTTTTAAATTATCAACATTCTGTCTATGGTCATATGCTTCTTTAGCAGTTTCGTAGAATGTAGTAGGACGTCCATTGATGTTACCAATCTCTTCAAGTGCTGCCATAACGTCTTTTACTTTAACAGTAACTTCGGATTCATAAGCTCTAGTATCGTCAAGTTCTTTACTTTTACGTAAAGAAATTTCTGCTTTTTTGTCTGCATGTAGCTCTTGTCCGCATGTATAACAAGTTGCATCATCAAGATTTGCGATGTCTTTTTCAGCCTTTTCTACAGACTTAGTAGCACGTAATAGTGCTGGCTCCAATGTGCTTAATTCTTTTTTAAGAGCCAAAATAGCATTGTTATGTTCAGTCCAATTTGACAACTTTTCATGCAAGTCAAGTTCACTTTCAATGTCTAAATGCTCCAACTCTTCTATAGATTTAGATAACCTCTCAATGTCTAATGTCTGTTTTGCACGCCATGCACGTTGGTTCCTCTTCAAACTTTCAATTGTAACTTCGATTTTTTCATTAGCTGTTTGAATAGCTTCAATTTTTAAAGTTTCTGATGTAATTGCTTCTTTTGTTTGTTTTACTTGTTCTTTTAAGTTTTCTGCCTTCTCAGAAAGTATAGTAATACCTAACAGTTGTTCAATGATTGCACGTTGATCGTTCTGCCGCATACTTAAAAACGGTTCAGTATATGTGTTTAGTGCAACAATATGTTTAAACATATCGTGACTCATGTTCAGTAGAACATTAATTGATTCTTGTGTTTTGCGACTGTCGCCTTGTGACTCGTCGATCATCTCTTGTTCTTGATCATTAATATAAAACTTGAGTACGTTAGGCGACCTACCACGTTCGATTCGATAATTAACACCATCTTTTTCAAAATGTAATGTAACTAACATACCTTTTGAGTTAGTTTTGTTAATTAAGTTATTGCGTTTGATATTTGTAAGTGCTGTACCATACAACGCATACGATAGTGCATTGATGATAGTAGTTTTACCAGTACCGTTACGTGATCCTGTGTCATCACCACCTTGATCTAAGTTCTCACCAAGCACAAGTGTTAGTTGTTCTTTGTTAAAATCTACAGCCTGGGTTTGATTGCCCACACTCATAAAGTTTTTTACGGTTAAGTCTTTAATTCTTATCATAATTCGTTATAAATGTCCAGTAGCATTTTCTTATTAAAGTTTTCAGAGTCAATTGCAGTAATTTCTTTAGATACAATTTCATCAACACTTTCAAATGTAGAAATATCTAAGTCTGTAGTAATTTCTTCGATTTGTTTTTGTGGAATTAATGTAATTTCACGACAGTTGTGCTGACTAATGTAAGTTTCTTTGATAAACTGTGCTTCTTCGTAGCTAATCGGAACATCAATAGTAACACGTAGATACATATTATTTTTAATAATGTCTTGATTAGGATCTAGTAACTTACTAAGTGTAGTTGTACGATACTTAGGACAGTCTTTCCAGTCTAGGTATACTGGCTCAGCATTGTTTTCTCGATCAAGTATCATCATACCGCGGTTGTCGTCCCACGCATCAGCATAGTTGTGTGGGAAAGCATTACCGATATAGTGTACTTTACCCTGTTGTTGACGTTTATGGAAGTGTCCACTAAACACATACTCTTGATTTTGGAAATGTTCTGCTCTAAGCTCACCGTGATCAGGCATTTGTACCATTGCATTCATATAGAATGACGGAAGTTCGAAGTGACCAAACATATACTTTGCTTTACATGAAGCCATGTTACGCCATTCGTCGCCGACTAACCACGGAACAAGAGCAACATCTTCAATTTCAGTAAAAGAATCTATTACAGTTATTCCGGGAATGTGTCTAGCAAATTCAGTAGAGCTTACATCCCTCTTGTCCTTGTAGTATAAGTCGTGGTTCCCAGCAAACATATAGAACTTATCAAACGCTTTGCCTAATTTTTCAAGACACTTTATAGTCGTGTCCATAGTAGTTAAGTTTAGACTGTTTCGATTATGATGCCAGTCACCACAAAATATACCAGTTTCACAATTATTAGCCTTGGCTTGCTCAATATACCAATCTATAAAGTTTTCACCGTCAAGATTGTGTTGTTTAGAGTTGCCTTTTAGGCCAAAATGTATGTCAGTAAAGACTGCTGCTTTTTTAAACACTTAGAATAACCTCATTTTTAATAGTATAGCACTATTTTTTAAAGATGTCAAGATTTATTGGATTCTCTATTTACTGCTGCTTCCCATTCACCGGCATGTAGTCGGGTATGAGAAGGATTTAAGTTATTCATCTCAAGAATATCGTCTCTAATGTTCTGATTGCGCTTTTCTATGTTAATAATTCGTACAAATGAGTTAGTAACTGCTGCTGTATAGTAAGCAAACGGATTATTTGACTTAGATTCGTCAAATTGTAGACCAATTTGTGATAATTGTAGTATCGCCTGGCCTTTCATTTCGTCATTGTAAGTATATCCACGTACATTGCCGCGGGTAGCATAACGATCAACAAGTTTCATCCACATCATTGCAAGTTTATTTGTTGCTTTACCGCCTGTTAAGCTAAAGCAACCGTTTTCTAAACCACCTTCCCAATGACTCTTTCCAACACATACTAATTCTCCGTCAGGTGTAAATTTATAATGTTGATAAGGCGGAAAATTAAGTTTAACTTTTGTATCTGCAACTGTCTTAGGGTTCTTTTTGCGTCCAGGCTGTTCTGGTATGTGGTCAAAGGTGTAAATTCTAAAAATTAACTCTTCTTTTGTAATTTTTTTATAGTCGACTTCACATTCTGCCATTTTAAGTTTTTTACCAGAAGCTTTTGCTTCGTCATAAGCAAGGGTACTTAACCGTTTTGCTTTATTTCGTTTAGCTTCAGCTATGGTCCTAATGTTAACTTTTTCAACACTAGCTAAAATGATATCAAACTGATGATAATCTTGATCTATAAAACTGCAAAACGTACTTTTAGATTTGTGAATTTCTTTTAGTATGTCTTTGTTATTGAGGTAGTTGACTCTTTTCATAATGATTCCTATTGATTTACTTAATATTATAATATCAGTTGTATAAAAAGTCAAGTAAAAAATACACTTATATTTATAAAAAAGAAAACTGCGCACTTAATTTAAAACTATAAATACACTATAGGAGTAATCTATGGCAGGAATTTTTAATACATTAAACAGGGTTGCTAATCAATTTCAAAGTTTACAACAAAGCATTGGAAGTGAATTTGTTAATACAATTGCTAACTCAAATTTTAGCAACTTAGCACAAGGTGCTAGGTCTTTACAAGGAATAGCACAGGGGGTCTCTGCATTTGCAAGCGGTCTTGCTGACCCTTCACAATTAATTGCACAGTTTAGGTCAAGAAACATCTTTCCAGGAGCCGAGCCGCAACAAAGTTCACGAGTTAGTGCAGAAATTGCAGGCGGACAAGAAAGAGATTGGAGAGTACGATTAAGTATTCCAGGATCACTATCTGCAAGCCCGATGTTTTCTCCGTTAAAAAGAACTGCTGGATTTGTATTTCCATATACTCCGACAATTTATGTACAACACAGTGCAGATTATAATAATCTACAACCAGTCCATTCAAATTATCCATTTCCAGTTTACGAAAGTAGCAGAACTGATCAATTTACAGTGAGTGGAGAATTCTTAATTGAAACAGCTTTTGAAGCAGAATACTGGGTAGCAGCAGTTCACTTCTTAAGAACAATAACAAAAATGGATTATGGTGGAACAGGCGCACCGCCACCGATTTGTAGACTAAACGGATACGGAGATTTTGTTTTTAATAATGTTCCTGTTGTTATAACTAACTTCCAGATAGATTTACCTTCAGAAGTTGACTACATATCTACAAGTTTAGAAAATCAAGGAGTGTCGCAAAATAGTGCAAACTCAGGAGCAATTAGTTGGGTACCTAGTCAAAGTTTAATTAGTATTACATTGCAACCAATTTACAGTAGAAGAAAAGTAGAAACATTTAATTTAAATAACTTTATGAATGGCGGATACATTTCAGGCGGAGATGGATTTATCTAATGGCATCAAATAATAGTCCGTATTACAAAACAAGAATTATTAATGGAGAATATTTAGATATTCTCACAATTAGACCAGTACCTGCTGATCCTGACGATTTATTATATAGTATTGAACCTCAATACAATTATCGTCCAGATTTACTTGCACACGACTTGTACGGATCATCTAAATTATGGTGGGTGTTTACACAACGAAATTTAGATGTACTTTCAGATCCAGTTTACGATTTTAGAGTAGGAACTTCGATATATCTACCTAAGAATAGTCGAATAAAAGACGTATTAGGATTATAATATGACAACAGACTATGAAAGAGAAGCATATGGAACAACTAGACAAAATCTTTCTAATAAAGTAAACAACTCTGTTAATGCTACTCCTCCTGGTGTTGGTAGTTTAGATGCAGCGGCAGCGTCAGCACAGCAATCAATATCAACTGCCCGAGCCCGTGTTGCAACAATAGGGTTTGGTAATGGACAAGTTGATCCTGCCTTAGCAAGAGCCGCCGCTGCGGCCGAAGGAGTAACAGATCCTGATACATGGATTGAAGGTATAGGATGGGGATCCACTCCTGCTGCTAATATTAATGTTGGCGGAATACCAACTAATAATGCAACAACATCACCGTTGTCTGCTGGACAACAAGGTGCCAGCAGATTTGTAAATGCATTTGACCAATTTTCATATACTGGCTCTAATCCTTTACAACCTAATCCTTTAGAAGAGTATGCATCTTTTAACAACATTTTTACATTAGGAGTTCTTACTCCAGAACAAATAAATTTTCCTGACCGTACATATCGACAAAATGGATCAGACGCTATAATTTTAAGGTC